GAATGGAATGTGAACCTACAGTGTGCCGGCTGTAATCTTTATTTGCATGGTAATCAGGTTATGTACAGAGTAGGACTTGTTAAAAAGATAGGAGATAGAGCTGTAAATGAACTAGAGTTTATATACATGAATCAGCGAATAAAGAAGTGGACGCGTCAAGAGTTAGAGGATATAATTAATAAATATAAATAGTATATTTGTGTATGGCAAAAGTTAAACTAAAGAAGACAGGCATGGGTGACAAACCTGAACAAGGTACACCTGCTCATGAAAAGAAGATGGCAATGATATCAGCTAGAGAAATTGCTATGACTGATGGGTTATTAAAGAAAAGATTAGAGAATCAAATCAAAGGCAAGTGGCAAAAGTAAAGATGATTAAAAGAGCTGATGGTCATTATTCCAAGAGAGGTCTATGGGATAATATTCGTGCTGCCGCAGGTAGTGGTAAAAAGCCTACCAAGGAAATGTTGAAACAAGAAAAGAAAATAAAAGGTAAATAGTATGTCGGAAGCATGGCAAATTATTCATGGTAAATCTTGTTCTCATTGCAATACTTATTGCGATATGGATAATTTTTATACTACTGGTAATAAAGCTGATGGTACTAAAAAATATCAATCATGGTGTAAAAAATGTATTTCATCTAAAATGAAATCATACCATAAAAAAACATATGGAGAAGATAAGCTTACATATGTAAATCATAAAAGAACAAAAAACAAAAGAAGCTATTTATGCTACTTAAGAAGCAAAGCTATAAATAGAAAAGGTGATTGCATATCATTAGATGATTTAGAAGATTTGTATATAAATCAAGATGGAAGATGCGCTTTGACTGGAATAAAAATGTCAATGATACTTGGAGATGGAGTTGTAAATACAAATGTATCAATAGATAGGATAGATTCAAATTTAGGATATATAAAAGGAAATGTGCAATTAGTTTGCAGAATGGTAAACATTGCAAAACATAATTTATCTAATGATGAGTTTTTAAATATGTGTAAATTAATAACTAATAAACATGGCTTATAAAACAGCTGCATGGCAGCGTTCTGAAGGTAAAAATAAAGAAGGAGGATTGAATGCTAAAGGTAGAGCCTCTTATAACAAAGCTCATGGTGGTAATTTAAAAGCGCCAGTTAAGTCAGGGACTAACCCTCGTAGGGTTTCTTTTGCTGCTCGTTTTGCGGCTATGGCAGGTCCAATGAAAAAGCCAAACGGAGAACCAACAAGAAAAGCCTTGGCATTAAAGGCATGGGGATTCAGTTCACCAGCAGCTGCAAGGTCATTCGCAAACAAACATAAAAAATCATAATATGGCTAAAGTTAAAATGAAGAAGCAGGAGCCTGCTAAAAAAACAATCAACGTACCAGTAAAGTCAAGTGATATTGTAAAGCCTGGTTACGGAGAGATGGGTCGTAAGCTTCGTCCTGACTACGAGAAGAGTGAAATCAAAATGGCATCTGTAGGAAAAACAAAGAAGAAATAATGGCACTATCCAAATCAGCAATTTATTTCCGTAATAATCCTGAGGCTCGTAAGAAGAAGAATGATTACAATACAAAGTATCATGCTACTCCCGAGCGTAAAAAGTATCGTGTTAAACTTAACAAGGCTAACAGAGATGCAGGTACATACGGAAATGGTGATGGTAAGGATATGAGCCATACAAAGTCTGGAAAGCTGGTGAAGGAAAGCGCATCAGCTAACAGAGCCCGTAATGGGAAGGACGGAGGTTCAACAAAAAAATAAACATATCCGATTTAGTTTAGGGGTAGAATATTGGTCTCCAAAACCAAAGGCATTAGTTCGATTCTAATAATCGGTGCAAACACAAAGACATGAAAGCCAAAAGAAAACAACTCATTGTTAAGTCGTTCAATGAGCAAAAAGAAACGCATGAAATCAAAATGCCAGATGGTAAGTCTATTAGACTTTACATTGGTAGAAAGTACGGAGAAAATAGCCGTGAACAAAATCCAGTAGTATGTGAGGTGATGAGTGTAGGAGAAGGTATATCAACCGTAGAGGTTGGAGACCTACTTATTGTACATCATAACATCCTAACAAACGAAGGTCAGATTATCAAGACTAATCTAGCAGAACAGTGGACTATTCTAGCAATTCATTTTGACATGACAGTCTATGCTAAGATTAACAAAGAAACAGGTGAACTGATTCCATTAAATGGAAACTACATAGGTAAAAGAATACCTAAGGAGTCAGTCAGCAAAACAATCTACTCTCCATTTGAAGAAACATTAGATACAGTATTTGATATTATTGCTGTACCTGATGATGCATTTGTAGAGGCAGGAGACAGGGTGCTTTGTTATAAGTATTCTGATTATGAAATGGTATATCACTTTAACAACGAGGAGAAAAGAGCAATCAGAATATGGAGGGAAGACATTCTTGGGGTCTTCGACAAAGTATGCTAAATTTGGCTATGAGCCGAGCATTAATAATCAACCTTACCAATGCAGCAAATTATATAATAGAAATAAAACCTATTAAAGATTTGTATTACGAGTCACAGGTAAATGCGGGAGTTGTATTATTTTTTGACAAGCACTATGAGATTATAATGTTTGGAGAAAGCCTAGATGATGTAGAAGGATTAGCCAAGGATATAGAACCAGAAGATGCATTTTTTTACCACATTATAAAAGATACAAAAAATCCATTAACTGAATATGAATTAGATAATATATATGAGGGAATTATTAATAATAAATTTTCCATTCATATTATAAATCATGAAGAACAAATACAAGCAACGATATGTCTGAATTAGAAACACTTAAGGAAGAATTATTATTATACAAGCAAGATGGCATGTATGCCTTGTTCTTTGCACTTAACAGAAAGATTAACGAACTATCAGCCTCTTTAAATAGTATTACACTTGACCTTAATGGAGACGATAAAACATTTGAGCGTTTCCAAAAGCTGACCTCTAGTCTAAAGGACATGGTAGAGTCAGTTAATTGGTTGAGAGTTAATTATTTAAAAATGGATGAGAGTGAAACTAAGGAGGCAGAAAAGAAAGGGATACCACTTATAGAACAACTTATAAATGAAAATAAAAAGTCAAGGTAACGGAATTAATATATCAGCCTTTATTAATACCGATGAGCTTGAAAAGACTTTACTCGCACCATACAAAGAAAGAATAAAGTACCTAGAAGCCATTGTAAAAAAAAGAGATTACTATATTAAGAATATGCACTTTCAACTTAAAAGAAAAAAGTGGATTGTGTATTTAGGATATATATCACATATACTTATGAAGCCCTTGCCTAGCAAGTTAAACATAAAGCGTATGATGATTTTATTTTATATGTATGAAAGGAATTTTACCTCTGTAGAAAAAATTAAAAAAGACTTTAAGGATTTAGGTATACCTGCTACAACAGTAATAAAAGACATGAATTATTTAATGTTAATTAATTTGGCCACAAAAGATGGAAGGGGATTTTATTATTTATTAGATAAGGGCAGGGAGGTTGTAGAGTATTATGAAAAGAACATGTTGAGAAAGTTTTTTCATATGGCAAAAATTAAACAAGATGTAACTCAAATTAAGGACCCTAATGAATCTTTAAAAAAACCTAGTAAGTATTCTGAGGAGGAAATCAAAAGAAGAAGAATTACCTACTCAAGATTGATGACTCCTTTTTGGGAATCTGGTTATAAGATTATGCCAAAGGATAAAGGTAAGAGAATTAATATAGTTGTAAATTGGATTAAAAAGAATAATATACAGGATGATTGGTACACCAAATTGATATTCAAGTGGGGTTCAATGTCCAAATAAAATCTTACATTTGTAGAAACACAAGAATATGTTTTCAAGTATAGACAGGTTATTGCAAATGCACATGGAAAAGCCGTCCAAAAAAAGGACTAAAGATTATGGCTTGAAGGTGGCACAGGGTATATTTAATTCAGCTGATAGAAATTCAGATGGGTACTATGGTAAGCGTTATAGAGTATGGCGTGCTAATAGAGAGTTTTCTATGGGTACTAACTCTATGAAAGAGTTTATGGATTTATTAAGAGTTGAGGGAAACCAAACCTATGTAAACCTAGACTGGAGTACCATTAAGATTGCGCCTAAGTTTGTTGAGATATTACTTGGAACATATTTATCAAGAAGAGAAAAGCCTGTGGTTAAAGCTACCGATGATATGAGTTTTTCTATCAAAGAAATGGAAAAACAAGAGGCTACTTTTAGAATGAAGAACAAGGAGCAAATACAAGCCCTTGAAGAGCAAATTGGACATCAAGTTGAGTCTCAGAAGTTTATGCCTGAGGATGAGGATGATTTAGCATTATACTTTGATTTAGAATATAGATTACCAGAAGAAATATTATTTGAAACCAAGCTTAAAAAAATCTTGGATGAGAATGATTATGGTATTCTTAAAAGAACATTAATTAGAGATGTTATTGATGTAAACTTTGCCGCAACAAAGGTTTACTTTGATGGCAATCATAACATCAAGATTAAAAGGGTTAAGCCAGAAAACTTAATCTATAATGTATTTGAAACTGACAACGGAAAAGATTTAGGATATATTGGTGAGGTTAAACCAATGAAGATTTCAGTAATCAGAAAAAAATACAATCTAGATGAAGAGACCCTATTCAAGTTGGCGCAGAAGGCTTCTCGTGAACTTAAGAGAGCTGAAAACCTTTATTGGAAAGATTCATATAAATACACAGAGCTTAGGCCCTATGATGATTACGCGGTATTGGTCTTCGACTTTGAGGTAAAAACTACGGATGTAGAATACACAGTTAAAACAGAAAATAAATATGGCAACATTCTTGCAATACCTAAACAAGGTAGGCCAGTTGCTCCAGAAGGGCAAGAGCTGGCTGGAGAAGTTATTGAATCAAAAGTAATGAACATCTACCATGGTGTTTGGGTATGTGATACCGAAATCATGTTAGAGTGGAACCTAAATTCAAATACTATTAGACCTTATAATAATGGGGTAGATGCTATGTTCAGCTATTCTATTATTTGTCCTAACGCTACAGGAGCCTTAGTACCTTCTATGATTGAGAAGGCTATGGGACCAATCAGAGCAATGCTTCTTATCAGAATGAAGATGCAACAATTGATTGCCTTGATGAAGCCAGATGGATTCTCTGTAGATATTTCAGGATTTAGAGATGTTGATTTGGGAACTGGTAATAGCGTAGAGCCACTTCAGTTGATGAAGATATACGACCAAACAGGTAGAGTGTTTTGGGATTCAACAGGAGATGATGGTCAGCCAAAAGCATTTCCTATTCAGCAATTACCTAACAATGGTAACGTAGCTCAGTTGAATACCTTGATTAGTCAGTACAATTTTAACCTAGATAGATTAAGAGAGGAGATGGGTATCTCTGAATATAGAGATGGTTCAAGTGTTCCTGTTAAGACTGGTCTTGGGGTAATGCAACAACAAATCCAAAGCTCTAACTCAGCTACAGAATATATCTATGATGCCTTTACAAACCTAATGGAAGAAACAACAGAAAAGGTTTCTATGATGTTGTGGGATTCAGTTGTATTCAAGGCTACCAAATATAAGGAGATGGAAGGTTATGACCTAAGTCTTTTAGATATGACCTTTGATGTTAAGGTTGAAATGTTACCTGATGACCAAAAGAAAGCAGAGTTAAATAACTTAATGATGCAGGCTTTACAGGCAGGTGGTATTACTTACGAGCAGGTATTTAAGATTAAGAATATTGAGGATGTTAAATTAGCTGAGTTGTATTTAGCTAAGAGCATGAAGAGAGCTAAGAAAGAAGCTGAGGAGGCTGCTCAAAAGAATAGCCAAATGAATGCTCAAATTCAGGCTCAGGCTTCTCAACAAAAAATGCAACAAGACGCTCAGCTTACTCAACTTGAGTCTCAAGGTAAGATGGCAGTTAATAAGACCAAGGGAGATTCTGATAAAGAATTAGAGTTGATTAAGTTTGCAACAACTATGTATATGGAATCTTTGAAAACAGGACAACCATTACCAGATGAAATAAAACAACTTGCTGATTCTATTTTGGGCACAGCCGTTCAAGAGAAGATGCAAAAGCAACAGCAAGAAGCAATGGCTCAACAACAAGCACAACAACAGGAGGCACAACAACAAGAACAATCTCAAGAGCCTGAACAGGGTTCTGAATAACATAGCTTTCTTTGTGTGTGTTTTCATGGCTGAAGGGGGTGCGGTTTCTACCGTGCCCTTTTTTTATAAAAAATTTTGTAATATAAAAATCCTTATATTTGTGTTAGTTTCGGACAAGTAAATCCTAAAAACAAAATATATGGAAAACACAGACTTCATGCAGCAATGGGCTGCTGAGCAAAAAGAAAGCGCCAGTTCTTTGACAGACCAACAACCAAGTTTAAACCCAGTTGATACAACTACAGCAGTAAATGCAGATGATACAATTACTCCTGTAGAACCACAAATACCTGTAGAGGAGTTAGACCCTTTGCAAGAGTTTGCAAAAACATTATCAGCTGAGCAACTAAAAGAAATTGAGGATGCTCAATCACAAAATGAGGAAATTATAGAGGAACAACCTTTACCTACAGATGATGATGATGAGGTATTAGACGAGGATGATTTTATAAAACAAAGAACTGATGGTCAGTTTTCATCTTGGGAAGAGTTGCAACAAGCCTTAGCGGAACAAGCAGCTCAACAAGTAAAGTTTGAAAACGAAACCTCAGAGGCATTATATAATCTTATAGCTGAAGGAAAGATTAATGAGGTGGCAGAAATCCTTTATAATAAAAAGGTAGCTGATGAGATTAAAGACAAACCTGATGAAGACGTATTAAAGTCATACATTAAGTTTCAAAACCCAGAGTTTGACAACGATGATGTACAGGCTGAATACGAAGAAAAATATTCTATTGATGAGTTTGCGTTTGACGAATCCAAGCTCAAAAGAGAACAAAAAAAATTGTCTCAGAAAATCAAGAATGATGTATCTGAGGCAAGAGAGTTTTTTGAAAGAATGTCTGAGGATATTAAATTTCCGCAGTACGAAAGACCTACACAACAGGTTGACACTCAAGTAGATGCAGAAGCCCAAGAAGAAAGGCAGAAGTTTCTAGAGAGTCTAAATGGTGTAGAGAATCGTTTGGGAGCCTTGCAATTTAATTGGAAGGACGACAAGGCAAGTTTAAGTATTAATGGTAAATTTGAAATCCCTGCGCAGGAAGCTTCAAGATACCGAGATGCTGCAGAAAGCTTACAGGAATATTATGCAGAGAGATACTACCAAGATGGTAAGTACCAATCTGATAGGCTTTTAAAAGACTTGTATATTGCTGATAACTTTGACAAGATAATTCAATCTGTGATTAGCCAAACGGCAAATCAAACAAGACTTGAAATGTTAAAGCAAAGAAAAAACATCACTACAGACGTTGAACAAAGCGGTACATATCGCCCTAGTGCCGCGGACGAAGAGAGAAATCTTTTTGACCAATTATTTTTAGGGCATAAACAAAGACAAATTTAAACTATAATAAAAAATGGCTAACACTTTCCCAAGTACCCCTACACCTGCGGGTATTGCTAGTTCAGCTACCAACAGAACCCTGTTGAATAACTTGAACATCTTCGACCGTTCTTTTGAAAAGAACTTGGTTCGTATCTACGGTGCAGAAAACTATGCAATCGTACAAATGGCTTTAGGTAACTCAGTAATGGAAGCAAAATCTGACAACAGAACTTTCTACCACTATGAAAAAAGAGGCTTACACCAATCAGTAACTGTTAACACTCAAATTACAGCTCCTGCTGCTGGTGCTGCTGTAACAGTAACTTTAGGTACAGGTTCTTATTATGCGTCTGGTACTCAATCTCCAATCCGTGTAGGTGAGGTAGTTCGTATCATGACTTCAGGTATTGAGGGTATGGTTACTGCAATCAACAAGAGTACAGCTAACGCTCATACTGCAACAATCACTCCAGTACAATCTACAGCTGCTTTCGTATCTGCAGGTTCAGCTAACTTATTAGCAGGTGAATTCTTGTTATTAAGAGGTGCGGTTAACATTGGTGAGCAATCAACTGTATTAGATGGTATTTCTCCATTATTGGATAAAATCACTAACACAACTACTGAACACCGTGATGACTACACAATCACTGACCGTGCTGACATCGAGAAAAACGAGGTTGACTTCGGTAACGGACAACACTACTATTACTACTTAGCTATGGACGACATGAACAAACGTTACATGAACCAAGCTTGGTTTAAGATGTTAGAGGGTGTTGCTATCGACAACTTATCTAACGGTACAGTAGGTACAACTGGTGTTTTACCACGTGTGTCTGCTGCAGGTTCTACAATTCAGTATACAGCTTCTGCTGGTCCAGCAATCGCTGATATCCATACATTAACTCGTACTTTGAACTTCTACGGTGGTGCTGGTGAGTACCATTGGTTACAAGACATCTATCAAAGACAAGCGGTTAACGATTTGTTATTCGGTAAGTATAACAATGGCGCTATCCGTTACGCTTCAGTAGGTGGAAACGAAGAGGCTTCAGTAAGCTACGGTTTCAATAGCTTCTCTATTGACGGTTACACATTCCACTTCTTCTTAAACAACGGATTCTCTCCTGAGTCTGTATACCAAATCAACCCAGGTGCTCAAGTTCCAGAGAAGAGAAACTATGGTGTGTTAATTCCTCAAAAGATTAACAACGATGCGAAGACAGGTAAGCAATTCCCTTCATTCCAAATCGTGTTCCAAGAGGTTAACGGTCAAAGAGTCTTGACTACTGAGACTGGTATGTTGGCTCCAAGCAACAAAACTACAACTGCGCAAAAGACCATTTCTATGTTGTCTTTCCCAGGTGTTAGAACATTTGCTGCTAACCAATATGCAATCTTCCAAGGTGTTTAATCTTAGCTGATTGAATATAGAGCCCTCCAGAAATGGGGGGCTTTTTTTGTGTATAATCTGCATGAATTTTTCTGAATTTTCATGCAACTTGTAACATAGTTAGGGTTAATTTTATCAAATATTGTAATATAGTTAGGGATATTTTTGTATGACTTATCATTCATAAAAGACAAATTGAGTTATAATGAATTAAATATCATTCAACTTGTTACATATTTATATAAAAAAGTAACAAAACTTGCATAATGTGTCATAAAATGCACAAATATTTAAAAAATTGTGACATAAAAGGGATATTATAGTTTAAAAAAAGTTTGGCATTTTTATTGTTTAGGTAGTATTATTACCTAAATTTGTAAAAAAATAAACTATGGCAAAAGCAACTGAGTTGGCAAGCGTACCAACATTAGATTCGCCAGTAACTTCAAGCAAGAAGATAACTGCGAAAAAAGCTAAGAAAGAGCCTGAGATGTACATCTTCAGACTTATTAAGGAACATCCAAAGTACCACGAGGGGGCTAGCATTTTCCCTCCTAACTTTTTAATTCCAAACTCAGATACTATTCTGTGGAATTACGGTACAGAGCAAGAGCCGGATTTCCAACCAAGAGAAATCAGATACATTGACGGAATGAAGAGCATTTTTGTTGATGAGCAAGAAGTACATGGCCCATTAGCAGACAATGTTATTAACAAACAAACGAATGTAATTCAGTTTAATAACGGATTCTTAAGAGTTCCATCTTGGAACAAACCACTTGTTCAGTTCTTGACATTGAATAATCAATGTAGCAAAAACACAAACAAGTTTAAGATGATTAGTAATACCTACATGTTATTAGATTACGGTAACAATGATGATAATGTAGTAGAATTAGGAAAGAAAAAGGATAGAGCTTATGATTTAGCGCGTTCAGCATCTGAGGATGATATGATACCACACGCTAAGTTCTTAGGCATCCCTTTTATACATGCAAGCACAGGAGAAGAAAGAGATATGGACGCAATCAGAGAAGACTACAAGGCAAGAGCATTAGCTGAGCCAGAGAAGTTTTTATTGATGGCAAACAACCCTAAATTGAAGTTAAGATACCTAGTAGAAAAAGGATTAGAGAAAGGTATCATTACTACAGGTTTAGTAAAAAATCAAGCTCATTGGGTGGCTACAAAGCAAATGATTACTCAGTTGCCAGCCAACCAAAAAGAAATAGATGCTCTAACAGAATTTGCCTCTACAGAAGATGGTTCAGGATTTGTTAGTACATTAAGAATGCAATTATAGTTCTCATGTTGATTTAGTTTTAGATGTAACGCCCTACAATTTCTATTGTGGGGCTTTTTTGTTATATTTGTGTAAAATATTCCGATGACTGTCGACCAAGTATATTCCATACTTAGATTTATTGTTAGAAAGAATCAGCTAGGAAGTTTAAGCCCTGCAGATTTTCAATACGCTTTTAATACGGCTCAAAGAAATTATTATGATTTTTTAGTTGGTCGTGTAGAACAATATCAGTATGGAAGACCTGTTCCAAGAGTAGGTTTATCTATGACAGATAATGTGGTTTCTAGATTAATGCCATTTGAACAATCAGCTGTGTTGACTATTGGTTCTGGCCTTACATTGACATCTGGAACTTTATTAGGAACAAAACCAACAGGTTTTAATAAGCTTATTGGTATGTATACCGATAATATTTATAGAATATATAGACTTGAAGAAAATAGATATGCTGAGCGTATTCAGGATTCTATTGACCCAATTAATGAGGCAAATGCGTTCTTTGTAGAACAAAATACAAACTGGAGAATATATCCAAATACCTTAACAAATATTACCTTAAAATATTTAACTGTACCTACAGATGTTGTTTGGAATTACACAACAGATGGTAATGGTAGACCTGTATATAATTCAACAGGAAGTGTTGACCCATTATGGTACAATAATGATATTGATGAAATTGTTGCAAGAGCAGCTAAAATAATTGGAGTTTCATTTAAAGAACCAACTCTAACTCAATTTGGGCAAGGAGTTATTAATACTGGAGAATAATGATTGTTACTACTCAACAAATGATTGACAGGATTAGGCGTCAATACTATAATGATTATCCAGATGATGCAGCAGTATTAACGGATAATGAATTATTATTACATATTAATGATGCAGTAGCACAGGTTGCCACTAAACAGGCTAATGATGCTTATGCTGTTGAAGGAATTTTATCTGTTCCTGATGGTTATTTAACTACCTTTAAAATAACATCTTTTACAAGAGATGCTGATACAGGATACTATTATACTTCTATTCCTCACCCTCCATTAGGGCTTCCTAATAGTAGTGGGGTTAATTCTGTATTCTTTACAGGACTTAAAGGTCAAAGCAGACCAGTTCTTTATGTTTCAGGAAATGAAATAGATTACTTTAGAGACATGCCGCATCTTCCTAAGGCAGCTTATTATTGGATTGAAGGTTCTACATTATATATGTGGGTTAAATCATTATTGCCTGCAGGTACAAAGGTTAGTGTGAGAATGGCTACACATGTAACTAATAATTTAAGTGCTCCTATTAATGTGCCTCCTGATGCAATAGGTATGGTGTTTGATATAGTTACACAAAGAATTATGGCTCGTAAAAATATTAAACAAGACCATGTTTCAGATGGCGTTGAAAGCTAAAAATTATGAGTAACAAATTAGAAAGAAATATCAAGTTGTCTGATGCTGTTAATATGTATATTGACGAAGCAAGACTTACTACAAAAGATTTTAGAAGACTTTGGGCTATGGCTTTTAGAGGTCTTCAAGAAATTGGTATGGATGTATCTTGGACTCCTAAGATTACGGTATTGCCTGTTAATGCAAACCTTACAGCAAATATACCTGATGACTATTTAGAGTATGTTAGGGTAGGTTTATTTAATGAATCAGGTGAGGTAGCTACCTTAAAGGTGAATGAGTCTTTAACAAGATATAGAGATACAACTCCTACAAGACTTGCTGATACTGCTAGTCAGATTGGTGCAGGTATGACTGTACCTAACTATCCTTATTGGTTTGGTTATTGGGATGAGGATTATGAACATTACTTTGGTGTAGGTTCTGGTCTTGTGCAAGCAGGAGAGTGTAGATTAGATTCAGCTAATGGTGTGGTTATATTTGACCCTCAATTTGCTTATTCTTCTATAGTATTTGAATACATATCTAGTCCTATTATGGATGATGATTACACAATAGATTTTAGATGTCAAGAGGCTCTTATCTCTTATTTAAGATGGAAAGACATTCAGTCTTTACCAGCAACAAAGTTGGTAAACATCAGCGAAAAGACTATGAGAGAAAGAGAATATTATGCTCAAAAGAAATTAGCTCGTAAGAGATTGAAACCATTTAGATTACAGGTAGCTGAACAATATATTAGAGAAGCAGCCACATATGGCGTTAAAGGATAATTATGATTCAACAAAAGCAATTTGGTGGAATTTTAAATACAGATGATAGTAACGACATACTTCCTGCTCATCATCATAAGGATGCATTGAATATTATCTTTAGGGGTAATGGGGTTAACATGAAGGCAGAGAACCTTCCTGGAACTAGACTTGTGTCTAATACCTTGCCTAGTGGTACCAACCAAACTATAGGCACTCATTATGATTCTTTGAATAATAGAATATTTTATTTCAACTATAATTCAAATGGAACTCATGGAATATATATTTATAATACCCAAGCAGGTACATTCCAAACTTTAATACAAAGTGGAACAAATACTGTAGGTGATGTTTTAGGATTTACAACAAGTCCCATTACATCTATAAATATTATATACGGAGATACCAATACAGATGGTAATATTTTATACTTTATAGATAGTATAGGTAGACCAACAAAAATAAACATAGAAAGATATTTAGCTGGCACATATACCTCAATTCAAAGAAGTTATTTAGATGTAGCTAAAATTCCACCTAGCAGTCCGATTAAGGCAGCTTACGGAGCTGATACTACAACTAATACCAACAATCTAAACAACGGCTTATTTCAGTTTATTTATCGTTATGTATATGATGATAATGAAAAGAGCGTATGGAGTACAGGTAGTGAAGTTCCTTTGCCATTTATGCCTAATAACGATGGCTCAATAACTAATGCTAAATATTTAAGCAACTACATAGCTTTATATTTCCCTACAGGAGATGTGAATGTTAAAAAAATTGAGATAGCATTTAGAGAGACTAGGGATGGTGCAACAAGTGATTACAGCTTGATTACGTCTTTAGTTAAGTCTGATTTAAGTATTAATAGTAATGATGTATACAACTATAATTTTTACAAGAATAGTGTGTATACCTATGTAGATAAGGTTGAACAAATATTGTTGTTTGATTATGTGCCTCAAAAAGCAAATGCTCAAGAACTACTTAATGGTTCAACATTAATTTATGGTGGTATTACTGAAGGATATGCAAATGTCCCATTGAATGCTACCATAGCTCAAAACGCATCATCTGGTTCTTTATTTACATGTAGAAATGGCTTATTATTTGGTGCTGAACAAATAGCAAGTAATACAATTAAAATATTTGTTGATGGAACTATTGGCAGCTCTGCAGGAACTCTTGCATCTATTTACGATAGCGCAGGAGGAGGAGTAGTATTTAATGTTAATGCTACTGATTCATCTAATACAAATTTATCTTTTACATATACTGCAACTAGCAATACAACCTCAGCATTGCTTTCAGGATTGGCTAGTGCTGCATCAGCTAAAGGGTTTTCTACTTCAATTAGTGGAAACTTTTTAACAATAACTAAAACAGGAGCTTTATTAAACTCCACTCAATGCCAATATAATTTTGTTAGTCTTACTAATAATAATTGGGAGGTAATATATAGTTTATATTCAAATGCTGCTTATCAGTATGGAATTGTTTACTATGATGCAAATGGAAAAACAAATGGAGTAAACACTATATCAGCCTTAAAGTTAGGAACAAATAAGAGTAATCTTTTTCCTGACCCATTAAATCAGGCTTTATATTCTTACAGACAATTAACAATAACAAATACGCCTCCAAGTTGGGCTGCTTATTATCAAATTGTAAGAACAAATAATTTGACTTACGGAGACAAGGCTTTGTACTGGGTATCTAGCGGGGCGTTTTCAGACAAGGATGTATCTGTAAATCAGAAGTATGCATACATAAGAATAGATAACATTTATGATTACAACTTATCTATCAAGGCTACCGAGGGTGTTATAGGATATACATTTGCTCAGGGAGATAGAGTTAAATTTATAAAAAGATATTCATCTACAGGAGCTGTTGGTCAAGATGTTTCTGCGAGTAATTTTGATTATCCAATTATAAGTTTAGAAGAAAATCCGGTTATGACTGGCGTTGTTAAGGAGGGTTCTTATTTAAAAATAGCATATCCTACATCAGATATTGGAAGTGGTATTGCTTTTGATGGAACACCTGATTATCAGAATTACGAAATATTTATATATAATCCTGCATTAACTACATCAGCTAATGAACAAACATATTTTGAGTTTGGTCAAAAGTATCCTGTAGTAAATGGTTACCATAGTGGTAACTATCAAAATCAAACATCATCTCAATCAGCTATATTATACTTTAGCGATGGTGATGTGTTTTATAGAAATAGAAACGTATTGGTTACTCCTCCAAAATTAATTACAGCTCAGGGTATCGACCAATATGCGGTGCAATATGCTACACCTAAGATTGGTGACTCATCTCAAGATGTAACAACAACAAACTATATAATAGGTCATAGTACCAATCAAACTGTATCTAGTTTGGTTTATAACCAATTCCCTAGTTCAGCTGATGCTTATTATAACTATAGTAATTTGTCTGCCGTTGATTACAATGTTAGATTTAAGTTTTCATTTACTGCATTTAACAATGATATTAATGCAGGTAAAACAGGTTCATTATCAATATATGTAAAGGTTTATGCAAGTAATGGTAGTGCAACAAACTACTCTCTTACTAAAATATTAAATCCTGTTGTCATTCCTCAGCCACAATCTAATAGCAATCCATATGTCAATGTTGATATTAATGTAGATGCTATTGTAAAGGTTCCTGCAGGATGTAGAGCTTCTTTAATATTTACAAATGACTATACCTCAAACGCTTTGCATGTAGCTCCATTTAATATTGAAATAACTCCATTAAATAATATTAATATAGTTGTAGATGACCCATCATTTAGCGATGTGTTTAATCTACAAACTAATTCTAATTCAAGACCATTGGTTGTAGATATTAATGCTAAGCAAGCTTATTATTCTACCTTGGTTAGATATTCTCAGGCATATCAGCAAGGAACAAGTATTAATGGAACAAATAGATTCTATTATCTAGACTCAGATACTTATGATAAGAAGTTTGGGGATATTGTTAGAATGAAGCTTCACAATAGAGATTTAAGAATATTCCAATATAAGAAGTGTGGGGTAGCTCCTGTATTTTCTGTGGAGACCTTAAACCAAGATGGAACTAATAACTTGGTTGCTTCTTCTAAAATAATAAACCAAATTAGATACTATGAAGGTGACTTTGGCATTGGTAATCAACCAACTAGCTTGGCTACCTCAGGATACGCTGATTATTTTGCTGACCCTGTTAAGGGCTATTTTGTAAGACTTTCTCAGGATGGTATAACGCCTATTAGTGAGTTGTATAAAATGCAAACATTTTCAGGTAATAATTTGCCAAACTATCTTTCTTCTCATTCTTATTCTACAGGAGGTTCAGCTAAGGTTTTAGGAGTCTTTCATTTTTCAAAGGATAGAGATGGTGAGTTTATATCAATATTACAACCAGGAACAGGCTTGACTGGATATACTTTGGCATTTAATGAAGTTAAAAATTGCTATACAAGCTTTTATAGTTTTAATCCAGAGGCTATTTTAAACTTTGAAAATAAGCTTGCAAGCTTCAAGAATGGTCAATTATATATTCACGATTCTAGTACCCAAAATAATTTTTACGGCACTCAATATAGCTCAAGCATAACTTTTGTATTCAATAAGGATAACATACTTAAAAAGACATTTGATTATTTAACTATTGATGCTACTGATTATTGGACATCTCCTACCATTGGAAATGTAAATACCTCTCTTGGTCAAATGAGCAACCTTGTTCAGGGTGATTATGAAATTCACGAAGGTTTATATCATGGAGCATTGTTAAGAGACAATAACAGTTTAGGTGGTGTTATCAATGGAGATTACCTTAAGGGTACTTGGTTAGAGACAAAATTTTCTAATAGTGCCACTAATTTAGTATATTTGTCGGGATTATATTTGGGTTACCAATTGTCAAACAGAAACTTATAGATATGGCATTAGGACTAGGAATGTTAGAGGCAGGTGTTGGTGCTGCTCAAGCACTTACAGGATTAATTGGAATGGGTAAGGCTAAACGAAAAGCAAATGCTGCTGTTGATGCTATGGCTACTTATAGACCATCTCAAGAAATAGCAGGTGTATACGAAAGTGCTAAAATGCGTTCTACAAAAGGACTAGGTGGAGCTGCAAGACAATCTGCTGTTCAAGGTATAGAAGCAGGTGCTCAGGCTGCTATGAATGCTGCTCAAGATAGAAAAGCTGCACTTGGTATGATTGGTTCAGTTCAGGCTCAAAGACAAAAAGGTGCTTTACAATTAGGTGCTCAAGAAGAGGCTGCTCAAAGACAAAATCAAGGTGCATTAACTCAGGCTGCAGGATTGCAAGCAAGAGAAAAAGAAAAAGCATTTAAGAGTGAACAAGAAAAACAATCTCTTAAAACTAATATAGCTTTGCAAGATGTTGCTGCTAAGCGTTCAGCTATTTCTCAAGGGTTAGGAGCTGTTGCTGGTGGATTAGGTATGGGAGCAATGATGGGAGAAAAGAATCCATTATCTGGATTATTTAAGAAAAAAGGTTCTCCTGTTAATATGGGGTTAATGCAACAGGATTTTGCAACAACATTAAGTCAAGGTAAAAATTTGTTAAATCAAGATTTAATACCTTCATCTGAAGATGAATCTGGTTTTAGTCCTTACTCTGGAGCTTTATTGGGATATAGACCAAGAAAATAATAAAATATGCCGTTAGGAATATCTGAAAAATCAATAGCCCAAGCTTATGGTCCACAGGACTTTAGTGGCGTTTATAAGAATCTTCAAAATAGCATGAATAAATTGTATGCTGAAGAAAAAGCATATAGACAACAAAATGCAAGAGAGTTTGCTCAAACATCAAGCAAAATGGCTGAGGCTCAAAAAGGAGCTAGACATGGTGATATGAATGATATAATGAAAGCTACTAATGAATGGAGAAGTTTAACTAAGATGAGAGATTCAGACCCTAGGTTAATTGAAAAGGACCCAGAAAAATGGTCTCAATATCAAAGCAAAATAGATGAAGCATATTCAACTGCTATGAGTCTTGCAAAAGAGTCTAGTGAATTTGCAAATGAGCATAAAACATTTGGTCAAAAAATTGCAGAAAATCCTCATTTATATAAAGATGATGCATTAGAGGCTTGGACAAAAGTTAAGGATATGCCATTGTCTGAAATTAAAAAACAAAAATTGGATGACCCTAATACATACTTAAGTGAAACTCCAAATTATGATAAATTCTTAGAAGGTTTTGAAAAGAAAGCTAAGACAGTAAATATGCCTATTACTGAAAAATTTGGTTCTGGTATAAGACAAGTAGATGTTAAAAATGTTCCAGTATATGGACAATACTTTAATGCAGCTAAGGATGCTATAACATCTCAAGGCGGTATTAAAAAAGGAATGCATTTTGCTGAAAAGTATTTACAGGATGCACAACAAAATGGAGAACTTAATGATGTTATAAATAAGTTTAATAAAATTGCATCATCTAAAGGAGATAAAAAAAGAATTGGTTTACCTGAAGATTTAACTCCAGACAATTGGATTACTGATATCAATAAAGACTTAAGAAAAAATGGAGTTGCTACTACTGCTGCAAAGTTTATGGCGATGAAAAAATTTGTTAATGATTATGATGCAGTATCAGTTAAGATAGGAGAAGGAACTTATGCATCTCAAGAACAAGCTCAGATAGCAGCAGCTAATAGAGCATTAGGTAAACAAAAAGAATTTTTCACTTGGAAGAAAGGTCAATTAGAAAAATTAGGTAATGTATCAGGATTAGTAGATAGATTAGGTTCTGGATTAGAAAATACTAAATCAGAATTTGTAAATAAAATAAATACCTCTGGTGCATTAGCAGAAGGTAATTATGTACACTTTGTGAAATTACCTGCTGGTGCTAAAATGGATGATAAAGGAAAGTTTACAAATTTACCAAAAGATGAAAAAGGTGTTTACAAGGCATCAAATAAAATAATTGAAGAATTAGGATTTAAAGGTAGTCAGGTTAATACTGCTGATGTTGTTAAAAAAATGAATCAGGAAAATGCAAATGATTATTCTGATTTCGTTGTAACTGCAAAATCTTTAAATGAAGGCAACATCGTTTCTGTTCCATATATTTCAAAAACTACTAATGAAAAAGGTGTTACAACACAACAGACTAAACATGTTTATTTAGATGTAGGTACTGCTGAAGGTAGAAATAAAATGAAAAATATACTTAATCCTAAGTTTGAATCTAAATCTCAAATGGGTAAAGAATTAGGTATGTCTGAAGGTGGATTATTAGATAATGTTGGTATACAATAATACATAAGTTATGCCTGAACAACCAAGTGATAATAAATATAAACTTTGGCAAACTCTTGTTGATAAGAATTTGTATACTAAATCTTACGATGATTTTGGTAAGCAATTTAGCAATGACAATTCTGTTAACAAATTACATGATGTTTTAGCTGAAAAGGGATTATATACAAAAGGTAAGGTTGATTTTATAAATCAATTTTTTTCTGCGCCAAAACAAACAGAACAACCTAAACCTGAAGGTAAACCAGAACCAAAATCTACTGGCATAGGTATTACTGCTATTAAGGATAAAGGGCCTTTATCTACCTATGAAGATATAAGAAAAGGAATTCAAACTAAACAAGCAGATGTAAATCAAGAACCTAAGACATCTAAAAATAGATTTGAGGATTCTATGGCTAAAGACATGTTGAACAACTATTATTTTGGTGCTCAATTATGGAACGGATTAATGGAAAGTTTTGAATCAACTACTGGTGCTATGGCTGAATTATCAGCTAAAATGTTACCATCAGCTGGTGTTGGTGCTCCAAGTACACAGCCAATTGAACATAAGACCTCTAAGCAACAAATGGAAGATGCTAGAAAAATGAGGCAAGAATTAGAAAAGGATGTTTTTGGGAAGGTTAAATTTACGGTACCAGATAGTGAAAAATCTGAAATAGATGTATCAGACCCTTTTTCAATGAAGACATTAAAAGGGGTTGGTATTTTAGCAGCAAGAATGATTCCAGATATTGCTCAAGCAGAATTGACTGGAGGTGCTACATTTTTCTTGCAAGGATATGGTGATGGTATAAAAGAATATGATGAGGCAGTTAAAAATTCAAATTTAAAATCAGACCCTAATTCAAGAGAATTTTTTGGATTAGTTAATGGTACTATTAATGGATTGTTGCAAAAGTTTACTGTAGACAAAATATTCCATGGAGCACCTAAAATGCTTGACAATATAAAAAGAAAAGTAGTACTTGATGTTATAAGTAAAATTGAGCAATCAGGAGAGACCTATACTGCAAAAGCATTTGAAGATTTAGTTACAAGTGAAACTAAGAAAGCAGTTTCTAGTTTAGGAAATGTAACCAAGAGATATGGTATGCCTATTGTTGTTGGGGGTGTAACAGGAGCTGCAATGGGGGTAGAAAAAGATGCAGCTAAATTAGCTACTAATTTAATGCAAAAAGAAAATGTATTTGACCCTAAAGATATTAAAGAACATTTTTGGAAGAATTTGGCAAACTCATCCTTTAGTGGTGCAGCAATGAGTGGAGTTCTTGGTAGTACAGTTAATTTATTTGAAAATACTAATAATCATATATTAGGTGAAGTTGCAAGTGCTAAAACACCTGAGCAATTACAAAAAATAAAAAATGATTTTACTGAATTAATGGACAAGAATGGATTGGGTATTGATGAGAAAAAAATAATCTATAACAATATAGATTTATATTCAGAAATCAAAAAGACAATACCAGACCATGTATCAGCTGAAAATCAAGTTAAAATAATTCCTTTAATTAAGAATAGAAAAGAAATTGAAAAAGAAATTCAATTAAAACAAGAGGTTAAAAAAACAATTGATGATGCATTCCAAACAGATTCTGAAAATGATATAAAGATGTTAGAGGATAGAAGAGATGGTATAAATCAGCAAATTAAGGATATTATTAATGGCAAGGAAGAACCATTGGAAACTACAAAAGATGGTATTACTGTAAGAAGACCTTCTGAAGGTGAAGAAATGCCTATGATTGAGGTAGGTGAAAAAAGTAAATATGGTGAAACAGAAGAAGGTAAATCAGCTAATAAGAAAGTTCAAGACATGGGTTTTGATAATGTTACCCATGCTATAAATTCAGTTAATAAAGAATTAGGAACTAATTATAAAACAATACAGGAAATACCTGAAGAAGATTTACAAAAAGTATCCAAATTAAAAACATCTCCTACAGAAGAAGAGACTAGACTTCATCAGGAAGCAACACCTGAACAAAGAGTAGATGCCTTAAATAAAACAAAACAAGATTATGACACCTCAAGAAGTGGAGAAGGAGTTGGAGAAACTCCCACCGAAGTTCCAAAAGATGTATTATCAAAACCTGTCAAAGAGTTTGGGTTCGGAGAAGTCCCAGATGAACAACTCTCAGGATTTGAAAAGTGGAGAAATGACAACCGAGAAGAACTTGAACGAAGACTCAAGTCAGGAGAACGGAATGAAGATATCGGAGAGACTGAAGAACAGTTCCTTCGTAAAAAATATTGCAAAGGTCTTTAAAAAGAAAAAATAGTAACTTTAGCACATGGAAAAAATAACTTTAGGAAACGCCAAAGACAAGGTAATATTGTGTGTAGACAATGGACTTTTTTTTGAGTTCTGTTTAAAACTAGCTGATTACTTCAAGAAAGTATATTATTATACAGAATGGAAAGATGCCTACCCTGGTATGGCAGAAGCCGTTATAGGAACTGAATGGAAGAATGGGAAGAAACTAAATACATTTGATGGTAAAAACATTGAACGTATTGAGAATCTATTTGAGGTAATGGATAAGATTGATTGTTTCTTTACCCCAGATATTTACGATGGTGACTTATTAGAGTTATTAGAGGCTTCAGGTATTCCTTGTTTTGGTTCAGGTAAGGCTGAGCGTCTTGAATTGAACAGATACGAGACTGCAGTTGAGATGAAGAAACTTGGTATGGATGTAGCACCGACAGTTAAGGTTGTAGGTCTTCCTGCATTAAGAGAGCACCTTAAAAAGAACAAAGATAAATATGTTAAAATTTCTAAATATAGAAAGACATTTGAAACATTTCATCATATTAATTACAAGTTATCCGAGCCTTTATTGGATAACCTTGAGTCAACACTTGGGCCATTAAAAACTATTTGTGAGTTTGTGGTGGTTGATTCTATTCCTGCTGAGGTTGAGGAAGGTATAGATGCATATGCTATTGATGGTGTATTGCCTTCTAAGATGTTCACAGGATGCGAAATTAAGGACGTTTCTTACGCAGGTAAGTTAATAGATGATAAAGATTTAAGTGTCGGTAATAAGGCTGTAAATGAGAAATTCGGAATACTATTAAAGAAGTATGACCACAATGGTTTTTTCTCTACAGAAGTAAGAACTACCAAAGATGGTAAACATTACTTTATTGACCCTTGTATGCGTCTAGGATTGCCTCCAAATGCGTTATATCAAGAGATATATAAGAATTTAGGGGACATTATTTGGAAGGGAGCTAATGGAGAGTTGGTAGACCCTGAAACAGATAACCCTTATGGAATGGAAATATTAATCAGCTCAGGATGGCATAGTGGTAATCACCAAACAGTTTACTTCCCAGAGAGTATTCGTCAGTGGGTTAAGTTGATTAATCCAATTAAGATTGACGGAACATACCATGTATTACGTTTAGGTGACTCTTCTACTATTGGTAGTTTAGTTGCTGTAGGTAAGAGCCATGAGGAATGTAAGAGAAAGATTGAGAAGATGGCTGAGTTGATTGAAGGATATGATTTGAATATCAAAACAGAAGGTGCTGATGAGGCTATCGAGGCGTTTAACACAATGATTAAATTATCTAAAAAAAAGTAATATGCCACTCAAATCTGCTAAAGGAAAAAGTAAAGAGTCTGTTCAAAAAGCTATCAGCTCTAATATTCATGAGTTAGCTCACAAGGGAACTAAACCAAGAAGTCAAAAACAAATAGTGGCTATAGCAATATCAGCTGCTAAAAAGAAAAAATAATATGGCAGAATTATGTCCTTTTGGCCCAGAGTGGGAAAAATTAAAAGAAGGTATTAAAGAAAAGAAACCTAATCTTAGCGACAATGACGTTGAGACATGGGCTTTTGTTGCATTTGATGAACATGCAAATAAACCTGAAAGCAAAGGATTAATTCCTACTCCAGAACAGGCTTTTGATATTTTATTTCCAAAAGAAAAAAACATAGTTAAGAAAGGATTAAAAAAGGTATTTAACGATTTCAAAAAGAATATTAAAAGAGGTTTTCAAGAAGGATTACTTGCTGGTCAAATGTCTCAAGGAAGAGATATGGCTAAAGAAATCAGCAAGCTTAAAAAACAACTTGAGGAGAATAAAATTAGCGAGGCTGAATATAAGGATAGAATTAAAGAGTTAGAATACGAAGGAAGATTTAAAGAAGCTGAGGGTAAATTAGCAGGAGAAATAGAAGGTAAGAAGGCTGGCAGAAAAGAAGGTAGAGCAGAAGAGAAAAGCTATCAAAAAGAATTTGCTGCTAGGGTATCTGAATATCTTGCTGAACTAACAGATAAAGGGAAGATTGATAATATACAAGCTCAAACAATAGCTAGAAAGGCTGCTAAGGTTGGGACAAGTGAGGCTGCATTCAAAAGATTTTCTGACTATGTAGATAAGGTTGTAGAAAGAGCTGATTATGCAAATGAGATGTCTGACATTAAAAAAATGCAAAAATCAGCTAAAGGAAATAAGTCTCCATTAAGTGCTCAAATAAAATCATTTACAAGCATTAATCCAGAAGACCTACCATTAGATATGCTTACTAAGTATAAGCAAGCATTAGACTTATTAACTGGTAAGGTTCCTAATCCTAGATTAATGGTTGAAATGTCTGCTGACATTGAAAGAATAAAAGCTGAATCAAAAGAGGATAAGGTTTTTGATAATGTAAAAACATCAGAACAAGCATTAGATTTATTAAATGACATACATAATAACAAGGTTGAAACAATAGAGGATTATGTAAAAATAATAGGTGATACAAACAAGCTTAAAAGAAGACTTAATCAGCTATTAGAAAATGAGGATATAACTCAAGAGGAATATGATGACATAGCAAGTAGTGTTGCTTTTGAGCAATCTAAGTTTGAAGAAAAATATAAGGACCAAATATCTAAGATAAAAGATGATTTCATCAATGATATAAGAGGCAACAAGATAGAACCAGATTACGAAGTAACGCCAGAGCAAAAAGAACTTATTGACCAAATAAATAGTTTATCAGATGAGGATTTAAAATCTTTATCAATAGAAGATTTATATGTATTAAATGAGGCTATGGGGGTTGCTAATGATGGCTATATAGATGTCGCTAAATTTCATGATGTTGTTACATCTCTTGAGGCTAAAAACTCAACTGGTATAGCTGATGAATTAAGTGGTTTAAAAGAAACTACAGTATCTGCAGCAGCTAAAAAATTAGCTAAAACAGACATTACATATTGGGCTAGTAAGTTAGGAATAAAAGCAAATAAATTAGGTAATGATTTTTGGTTAAAACTTATATCTCCTTTCAATAAAGGTCTTGCTGATTACACAAAAGATTCAAAGGATTTTGGTAAGGCAGTTGCTGATATATTCAAGGCAAACAAAATAGAGAACCAGGACTCCCATAAAATGGGTATGATTGTACATTATCTTCAAGAGTATTCTAAAAAGTTTGATGAGAGATATAAGAACATTAAAGATGTAGGTACTGTAGATGAGTTTGGCTTGAAATTAAATAATAAAGATAAAACAAGAAGCATCCCAGATAAGGTATCTAACTTTAAGAAATTATTAGGATATAAGGATACTGAAACAAGAATGAAAGATGCTTACGAATCAATACCAAAAGGTGCTGATGGAATGGTTGACTTAGAGGATGTGTATAACGATTTTATAAACGGAGGAGATAAATATTTAACCAAAGAACAAAGAGCTGCATTAGATGCTGTTACAAATTTATTTGAAAATAATGTAACAGATAAACAAGAGTATGCTAATAGCTTGAGAGGTAAGAGTCTTGAGAAGGTTCCTTTTTATATGCCTAGAATGTATTATAAGGACAAGGTAATTCCAACAGCAGCATCTGAGGTTGGTAAGACTCCTCTTAGAATAGCTAGTCCATTTGGTAAAGAACGTATTATAAAGGATGTAATGAAGTCTGATTTACCTATGACAGATTTTGGTTACCTAATGAATACCGCTGCTAAGAATACATTTGAGGATTATCATTTAACAAAGATGCTTAGTCAGGCAAGAAAAGTTATTAATACAAACCTAGAGCTATTAAGACCTGAAAATAAAGATGTTTTAATAGCTACAGAACAAGAGCTTGGTGAAAGATTAAAATCTCAATTACAAGGTGTTAAGTCTGATGCTGGACAGAAGTTTGTAGATAAGCTATTATCAGCTACTTCTGTTAAAATATTCTTTGACCCAATTAGAGCATTCAAGGAAGCGGCTGTTGGATTTGTAACATATCCTATAAGAGGTAAAACTGGATTCCAGGGTTATGCTGAGGTATTTAAAGGAAATAAAATATCAGATGCAGTTAAAGAGTTTACAAAAAGTCCAATAAGAATCAAGGAGAATATTAATGCAAACTTTGATATTGATACTGGTAAAGTAACTACTGGACATGGATGGTTACAAGAAGGTGCAAAATGGTTGAGTGGATTTACCGAGGCTCATTTTAATAACATGATTTGGATGCCTACGTTTAGAGATTCATTCAAGGAAATTACTGGAGAGAATTTCGATGGTAATAAATTTATCAGCGATGCTTCTTATAGAAATAAATTTAAGAAAGCATTAAATGATGCTGGTTCAATTGCTGACCAAGAAACAGAAGAAATCATAGGTGCTACTACTACTGGAGCAAGAAGAAGAACTGTAGCAGTCCCTTTTGGACAAATAGAAGCTTCTGGTACGATTGGTAAAATTGTTGGATTCGTTGGAGGTTATACTAATAGAGAGTATGAATCATTCATAAAAGGTATGAAAGATTTTAAAGATAGAGCAGCTAAAGGTGATGTTGGAGCAGTAAGCGAATTATCTAAGCCATTAGGTATTATGGCTGGTATCACTATGATGGGATATTTAAACAACGTAACAAGTTATTTACAACAATTAGCTATTGCTAAATCAGTAGGTAAGGATGACAGTTCAGCTGATTACTATAAGGACCAATTAATGTCTAAGTTTGACAAACAAGGAGCAGCTCAAGAATTAATAGCTAACATGGGTCAGCTTGCCTTTAGCCAATATGGTTCATTAGGTAGAGCAATGGCAGATGGATTAGCTACATCAGCTTACTATGCCGCTAATTCAAATTGGGCTGATAAGGTGCTTACTCCGAAGGAGAATGCTCAGATAATGGATTGGTCTGAAAATATCATGAATAATATTACTTATCATAAGATTCCTAAGTTAGAAACAAAGAGAGGAGCGGCTGTAAGTAAGGTTACTTCTCAAAAAGAAATAGACCATTTGTTATTACAGAATGTTGCTGCCTTGTCTGAGGTTAGTTCTAGTATAGTTGACCTTGCTGGTGGTATGGAAGCTGCTGGTAAGCTTTTAACTAAATCTCCTAATGAAGTTCCAGATAAAGAAAAGGATACTTATTTAGCCTTAAAAACAAGTATTTCTACCTTACAGTTTGTGTTAATGCTTAATGGATATGCCATCCCTATGCAAAATTTAGCTGAAAGAGTAGTTAATACAGCCTTAGAAGAAGACAATAAAAAAAATAAAATAAGTAAAAACAAGTTTTGATAATTTAAAAATAATTACTAATTTTGTATTGCAAATCCGATAAGGTAATGAGAGTACGTTATCGGGTTGAATAATCCCCGCAATAGTCTCAGTATTATTGTTCTGCTTCCAATGGAAGTGTTTTAATCAACCCATCAACTCTCATTTGGTGGGTTTTTTATTTCCCATAATCGGTTAGGTTTTAACACGTTTTTCCCTATTAAGGCACAACTGCCTTCTAAATGAAAGTTTGCTGTCTTTGGTGCTTAACACTTATATTTTCGGGAGCTGAATAGCCGACCTTTTAAATAAGTGGAGACATATATATCAGTAAAAGTGGTAGCAACGTCTTACAGGTTGACGACTGCCGACAAGGAAACTAAGTATTAAACTGATATACCCTTAGGATATGGGGCGCATTGAAAGGCTATGATACTACAAGTTGTAAATAAAGTAGTTGAAAATCCAGTGAATACTTTTCCTTGGATATAAAACCTGATATGTACCTAACCGATTATTTTAGTATATTTGTGTAAAATATTTCTATGGGTACTTTTGTAGCTTCATATACTGTACAGCAATCAGCTAATGGAACATCCTTAACGATTACAGATACTTCTAACTATACCGCTTCTAGTGAGCCTAAAAGTGGTTTTAATTGGAGAAGATTATATATTTATTATGTAGATGGTACGCCATTGGTTTTCCCTGCCGGCAACACCTCAGGTTATGTAGACTTCCCTATTGGTGGTGCTGATACTATTACTATCACAGGTTTTACTGCCGACTTAGCCTTAAGTATTCAGTTGAGTTTAAATAAGACAAGTCCTGTTACAGGTTCGGTATATAGCTCTACTAATGTGGTTACCATGGTTGGTTTTACTAATCAGGCTATTTATAATGCTGCGCAGATTTTGGCAAGTAATCCTATAAGATTATCTGACCCTGTGTTTAAGGATAGTTTAGTTCAGCTACAAAGAGAAAAGGTTACAGCAGTGAATGCAGGAAGTTATGGAGACCAATTTTCCTCTCAGGCAGCCCTATCAAGAGCAGCTACTATTATCTCACAATCAAGTATTAGATTCTAATGCATACTAACGACCAAATAACCTCCATACTTCAATACTCTGATATTTCATTGTTCCTAGGAGCTGATGAGTATGAGATAGAAAAGTATTATAATTGGGTAGATGAAACGGATAGGTTAGAGTTGATTTATATTATGACTGATGTGTTAAGGTATTATCAACCTTATTACAATAGTTTGAAT